TTTTATTGCAGCAATGTCGCGCTGCGTTTGAATTCTGGCCTGCTCAAGCTGACTCTTACGCTCCTCTGTCTCACGCTTAATGCCCAAGTTCTCGTAAAGCGCTGTGAGCGTAGTTTTCTGATCGCTGGCAATCTTCGCCATTGCAACTTCTTTATCGGCCTCAATCTTCATCTGGCGCAAGATTCCGTCTTGCTCTGCTTCAAGCTGGCGAATCTCCATCTCCATCTGCTTGATCTCGCTACGCATTTGCTCAACCACAATGCGCGGATCTTCTGGACCTTCGCCTTGCGCTTCTTTGCGCTCCTGAATTTTCTCATCGGTGAGCATGAATCGTGATCCATCGCCTTGCCCGGAAAGAGCAAACACCTCTTTGCCGACCTCTAAGAAGTCGATTTTCTCGATAAATTCAGGGAAGTCTTTAACAATACTTAGAGGCTCAAGGAATCGTTTTAGCTTTTGCTGCGGGTCAGTGTTGCCCATGCCCACGTTCACTTTCACTACCAAGTCTTGCATCATCAGATCATCGTCAATCTGATCAAACATTTCAGCGTCACCGGCGGCGAGCGCCAACACTATTTCATCAGTCTCGTACAATGACTCCAGTTTGATTAATGTGCGAAGCACTGGCTCCACCCACGTTTCAATGAAGGTTCTAAGCCCTAGCTCTTGCACCTGATTAGCGCCCGATGCCATTAGGTTCATACCACCAACGGTTTCATTGAGCGAGCGGTTAGATTGCACAGAGGCTTGGCTGAACGTGCCTAGAAGCTCGTCAGTCTCAACCGATAGCCGATCTTGCTCCACATAGCTAGACTGCGTGACATCTGGCGTGTCCATGATCTTAAAATCGTTGTTCACATCATCCATGATAACGCCGCCGCCAGGCACGTTGCGCATAAGCGCAGCTAGATCAATGCCGGAGTTTTTGCGGATGGCATAACGCTTGTTCAGCACAAGCTTGACGTTATCAAGGCGCTGATTGGTCACATCGTTAGACATTTCCGTTAGCGGTCGTGCCAGTTCAATTTTGCTTGCAGGGTGAGCTCTGTGCGTTTCAATCTCAGAGATACCTACTCGGTAGCGATCTCTGCCCAATGGCTCAAAATCTTCAAGCGGCACCGGGTCGGTGAGCAAAAGCCCCGATCCCATTGTGTAGAAACCGTAGTCAATGCCTTCCTCATCACGAATGATGTTAAAGCGCGCCCACACAACGGCGTACTCGTCAGAGCTGTTGACCTCTGTGGAGTCCTCTCTGCCGCTTTCTCGCGCACTGCGTACAGATTGCGAGGCGTCCTGCTCTTGCGTCCCATGCGCTATCACAGAGCCGATGGTGTGCTCGTTCCACTCCCCTTGCTCCATCATCGCCATTACTTCGCCGGCGTACATTGGGATAATTTCAATTAGATACGGGCTAGTGCCTACCGGATCACGCCAGTCACAAGCTGGGTCAAAGCGGAAGTTCTCTGGAGCAAGCAAATCAATGGCCGGCTTGTCAGCCAAAACCTTCTCGGTAATCACTTCACTGCCTAGCGGCAATCCGTCCTCATCTTTAACAGGCTTGCCGTCTTCATCAAACTCGCGCTCGATGCGTGTCTTCTTCGCAACGCGGTAATCCCAAAACTGGCGAGAAATACAGACGCCATAAACATTCGTGTCCTGATAGGCACCAATAACGGTAAGGAACCAAGGGATTGATACCTCAAGCCTGTGTTGAAGGATTGCCTGGTGAATCTTTGCCGATGCCTCCTGCTGCTTGTTGTTCTTGTCTATTCCGCGAATGGCAATAAGGTCATCGTTGGTAAACAATGCTGCTGCCGCTGTTGCGTCAAGGTTTCGCATTGCCGATCGAGTCTTTGGCCGGAAAATCTTTGATCGGTGCTTGTACGCATCACTAGTGTACTTTGATCCTGACGCATGCTCGTTGCGGAAGTTGCGAACATTGTCCGACCAATTGGGGAACAGGCTGCTTTCGTAATAATCGGTTGAGTTGGCGTGTAGCTTTTGAGCGCGCTGCAGCCATACCGCATCTTCATTAGTTTCCGCGCCGCTTGTGGCTTCAATGACTTCTGTTTCTTCCGCTGCTGTTGTCATAGTCCTGTTTTCGCCTGTAGCGCTTCGCCTCTGGCGTCACGCAATATGAGTTCTTCACCACCTGTGGCGTTCTTGTTTCGGCTTAACTTGAATCGCTCTAGTATTTCACCGCCGGCGTGTATCGCTTTTTTCTGCAAGTTATCGTCAGTCTCGCTTTTGATGTGAACCGTGTAGCCGTGAAGCATAGAGATAGATGGGCATAGAATCTTTGCCACACCACCAGCAATGCTTACATCTACATACCATTGGCGGTTCGGGTAATGCTTAACCAGGGCCGCGCCAATTGTTTGGCAAATACCATCGGCCTTAATTGCATCTTCCGCCTGTCCTGAGTTGTCGAATGTCACCAATCCGCTCAATGGCTATACCTCAAAGTCTGGTTCAAATGATTTCACTGCCGAAGGATCGGGCAATGTGCTCTCCGCATAAGCCATAACAAAAGACTCCGCAAGGTTTGGTGATAGAACGCCTCGCCCTTTCATCTCACGCTTGCTTTCAACCTTTATCTTGCCGTTATCGGTTCTCATGCGCCGTGGTCGGGATAGCTCCGCTTGAAGCTCCCGAGCCTTTTTGCACTTGCTGGAGATAGAGATAAGTTTGTCGGGGTCGGCATTAACGATAAGGCCATTGTTGGCCCGCTCTACCGCCTCGTAAGTTCTTCTGAATCGCTCCCTTACCCAAGTCCAAGACTGAGACTTGAAGTTCAGGTATCGATCACCGTTCTTTTTAGATTGGTTGTCACCTGGCATTGATGGAAGGTCTTTGTCTCTCACCTCACCGCTACCGTAGTAAGCAATCATCTTGAAACGACCGGCTGACCTTCTATCGATGTCGACTTTAATTACAGGGCCACCCATTCCGTCAGCGTCATAGATAAACAAGTCTGACCGATGGTGGTCGGCAAAGTCATAAGCCCAAGGAAGGGCTGTGGTGATGTCGCCAGCGGTAATCTCATCGCATTCAGTAGTCACGCTGCCATGTCGGTTGGTGCAAGCTCTAGCGTCACCCGTGTCGGCTGGGTCAAATCCTGTGGTCCTAATGCCTTCGGGAGCAAAGCCAAGCTTTATGTGCGCATCAATTGCCGCCACAACCCATCTGGCAGGAATAAACGAGTCGGTGTTCGAGGCGTTAGGATCTCGATCAATCTCTTGGGCCACGATTTCCTCCGGCTGCTCATCCTTCTGGCGCTGATACCAGGCATCGTCTTTGCGCGGGTCGTCACGCCAATCAAAGATAAAGTGCCGATCAGTGCCATAGAAGCGCTGTTGCTTGCGGTAGAACAGATTGCCGTTGCCATTGAAGGTGCTTATATCAATTTGGCAGTTAGTTGTTTGGGATAGTGCGGCGTCGACTACTTCTTGGTGCTCAATGAAAGCGGCTTCATCAACAAAGAATTTTGACTTACGGCCACCTCGACCAATGTTGTCACCGGCCTCGCCCGTAATGCTTGAGCCTGTATTGGGTGAAAGTAAACGCATGTAGGTCGCATGCTCTTTGTAAATAAACCCTTTCGGCAAAAACTCCTTCGGCAGATTGCTCACATAGTGGCGAATCTTCTCGAAAATGCTGTCGGGGTCGCCTAGCTTGTCGACCAGTGATTCTTTACGACTACCAAAGCCGATCGCTATACCGTCATGCAGGCACCACAACGAAACGGATAGCCCAACGGATAGCCAGGTCACACCGCAGTCACGCGATTTCTCAACTAGACCACGCTCTCCTGCGCGCCATCTCGCATAAGCCCACTGCATGTACTCGATTTGACGCTGCCAAGGAATAAACGGGATGTTGGATAATTCTCCCTTCTCAAGCTTTCGCGGGTCAAAGGTCATACCCCAATCGCGCACCATGTCCCAAGGATGTTCTTTGTAATGCTTCTTTGCTGCAACGAGGTACTTAGGGTTGCTGCGTATTAGCTTTAGCCTTGCTGCGCGCTCAGCGAATATTTCAGCATACTTGCTGTCGCTGTAGTCCATTATCCTTGTAGCATTTCCTTGTAAAGCTGTGCGGCGACATCATCGGGCATGTCAGAGCTCACAACCTGAACCGGATTATCGTTCTGCCCACCAAGATCAATCTTGTCAGTGAACATTTTAAGGTGACGCCCTAGCTGGTCCGTACCTTTCAATACGTTGGCTGCGTCAAATACATAAGCCAACCCTGCGCCATCAGGCGTTTCGGTAATCTCATGCTCTTGGTCGCGGCCATATAGCTTAGGTTTCACGTTCTGCCTACAGCGCTCTACCGTGTCGACGATGACCGAAAGCACATAATCTTGGTCGACCTGAACTCGTTTCGCTCTGGCATTGAACAGTTCTTGGATTCTTTTCTGCGTATTAGCTTTTATTAGCAGTCTTGACGCTGTGACTGCTGCGCTATTCTTAGCGTATCCAGCCCGTATTGCCGCCTGCGTTCCGTTAAGATCAATTAGGTACTCTTGGCAGAACATTTCCTGCTTTGCGTCTAATGGCGTGTCAGGGTTGATGTAAGGGGCTCGCTTTGCTCTAGGCTTCTTAGCCTTAGCTGCCGGCTTTCCCTTGATAAGATCGCTTAGGGTCGTCCTGCCTGTCTTGGGGGCTACTGCTTTTTTAGCTGTCGCTACCTTCTTAACTGCTGCCACCGATTTAGAGCGTGTTACTTTCCCCGCCTTTGCAGGCTTTAGCACTTTTGGTGCTGGCTTCTTGGCTGCGGGAGCCTTTTTAATTAGTTTTCTCATCACGCGGCACCCACTTGAGAAATTGCCGCATCTAATCGTCTGCTCATTCGCTGCTTGGAGCTCTTGCACATTGCGGCAAGTTCGCGCTTGGCAGCACTAGAGGATAGCTCGATTGCGTCACTAACCACTGTTATTGCACTTTGGTATCTAGTGCTTCTTGTTGATAGGTAGGAAAACCGCTTCCAATACTCTGCTTTATTCCTTGCGACAATTTCAGCGTCTATTGCTTTCGCGCGAGCTATCAGCGCCCTGGCTTCTTTCTGCTTTCTGGCCATTCCGGGAATCTTGCGCTCTATCGCAATAACGACCTCCCTTGCCCTCGTCGCGGTCACGTCTTCTGCGCCGCCTAGCAGGACATCGGTATTTATAATTTCTCCGTCATAGGTGCAGGAATAAAATATTGTTGTGCCTATAGTGCTGCGGGTTATTCTGATTACTGGTTTCATTATTCACCGTCCTGAGATGGGTGATGCGCATTATTGCGCGGGAGTGATCTTTTTAAAGAATGTTCTGCCTGAGAATTGGTAGACAGGGACCACAACGGGCTTACGCTCTACTGCGCGCACCTGAGTTTTGATGTCAGTGTGCTTGTATCGGGGACGTTCGGCGTTTCCTCTCATTGCTC